GATAGGTACGTACTCAGTACCACCTTTCTCATAATCTCTTTCAGCTTGTTTCCATAACCTATAAAATTCTCCTTTAGCGCCGTTGGCCGTCGATTCCAATATAACTTCGGTACCCTCAGCTTGAGATATACCTTGGAAAAGTCCGGCAAGAATTTTCTCGTCAAAAGTCCAAAAGGCCACCTCACTAAGATGGGCAATCGTAGGGGTAGTTCCTCGACCTGCTTCAGGACTACCCGCCGTATATAGTCTATATCCCGCATTGTTATGCTCAAATTTAATCTCCTTTGCGTTTGAAGCTAGCAGCTTAGGTCTAAACTCATCTGCCATACGGTCAAACAAGTTTTTACTCATAGCAAACAAAGCATCAGAAGTAGCACTATCATGAGCCATAACTACTGATCGGGCATTAGGGGTAAAAAAGCTTTTCCAAGCTGTACGTGCAGTACAGAATGTAGATATGCCTTGTTGTCTAGCTTTTAGTATTAAAGCTCTAACCCTGCCCTTTTCCTTCAACTGCTGCTCTAATGCTTCATTTACTTTTTGCTGAGCTTCGTTAAATATAAATGGCACAAATCCTTTACTAGCATCTTTAGTAATTATTTTGATTTGTTGGTTTGCAAACTGTTCAAAGTTTGTCTGATATTGAGTTAAGAGCTTTCTCTTCGTCGCTTCCTTAACAAGTTCGAGTTTTCTTCTATTATCCATAATGAACCCCAATAGCTAGCAAGACTACTATTCCTATTACTCCTAGTACTATCAGGTCTTGTTTGTTTTGTTTCTTGTTCATTATTATTCCTTTTTATCCAATCACTAACACTCACTCCTACATCATCGCAGGGATCATTGTAGAGAATCATTATACCTCCTGGTTAAAATTTAACCAATTGTTATCTCTAATAGGAGGCACTTCCTTAAGAGAGACTTAGGAAAAATTTATTATATATATATATACTACATATATATTCCACGCCCCCCTTTCTTCATTATCTATTCTCTTATATTTTATTCGTTCCTCATTATTATATTTTTAAAAATTGTATACACAATTTTCCCTTAATATATATATATTTTTATACATTTATAATCATATCAAAAAATCCCTATATTAATATATATATATTACCTTTCTTTTAACATCAACAAATAAAATATATTACATCTAATAAATTAATATATATACAATCAAATGAGTACATATCATTATAATCCTAATAATCCAATTTATAATTCTCAACAATTATTAAATTTATATCATTTCTTTAACCATCCACAAAATAACCAATTATTAATTAATAAAACATTTTCTTTAAATTACACATTAATTAATACTAAAACTAACGTTATTCATACTCAATTTCATAAACATATTAATTCTTTTCTTAATATACAACCTACACCTAATAATCCAAATAACGTTAATCAAACTATTAATCAATCACTACCTTTAAATCAACCACAAAATAATTTAAATACTCCACCTCAAACACCAGAATCACCTTTAACTACTCCTGATTCTAATACTTCTACATTTTAAATTATTTCCTCAAAGAGTGCATTATACTAATCCTATAGTGCACTCTTACTTTATTTTTTTATCTTCGACCGTATTGCTTTAAGAGAACCGAGCTGTAAAAAACCGACGACCGGGGACCGGGGCCGTCTTGGGATGGGCATTGGGTGATCCGTGTGGCCACCGAGGCGTCCATAATGCCACCGCCATAAAATTATATTCATAATTTTCCTTCAATATAAACCAACGAAAGGTAAACGTAATGTATAAGATGAAAGAAACGCTAGACGGCACTGGCTATGCCATCGCTGAACAGCTTGTTAGAACCCTGATGTTTAATGAGGATAAGGTGTTACGTACTGTAAACGAAATATCCGATGTTATAAACAAAGTGTATAGTCCTCAAACCTCGCCTAGTGGTGTAGAGACCTTTGTAACATACCATTATAAAGAATGGTTAAACCATTTTGTAATGATGCATGGTATGATTGGCGATAAAGAACGCCAGAGATTAACCTGGGGTCATGAAGAGCATTTTACTGAAGAAGACTTCCGTGAGATGTGTCCTGATTATTGGAGTGTTGCACGTGCCTATGAGGACTTTGAAGAGTACCAAGAGTTCCGTGATGCACGTAATGGACGTAATGTATAGAGTCGTTGGTGTGGTCCATCCTGTCCCCTATTAGAGAGGGGGCAGGGCGGGCTTTAAACACCTATATACCGTATAAAGATACCGTATAGAAAAATTATATACATAATTTTACCTTAATATAAACCATAGAAAGATATTGCCATGTTTAAGTTCTTTGATTTAATGTTAGCGATACTAGACGTCGTTAACGCTTTGCTTATAGCAGTTTCTCTGCTTATGCTTGTGATCTTCTTACCGTCTATCTTAGAAGTCATAGTTCCCTTCATTCAAACCGTTATGAGGCCAATATGAAACATGAAGAAATATTTGACTACGTACTTGCCGTGTATAATGTAGCATTAGGAGTAGATGAGATTATAGATATAGTCTCTAATGACCTTAATGTAGACCATTATGTAACCAACAAGTACACCTCATAGGCGCGATATTCATCGCGCTACCTTAATAACTTTAACCTAAAGGAGAAATATAGTGAGTACATATCCTCGTTCTATAATCGTAAAAGATCTTACAGCTAAGTTTTGTCGTATCTCTGGTACTGACGCACCTGTTAACCCATTTGGTAGTAAGCAGTGGGAAATGGTGATACAAACCTCTGACCCGGCTAAAGTCCAAGAGCTTAAAGATTATGGTCTTAATGTAAAGCAAGATAAAGATGATCCTGCTACGTTTAATGTAAACCTTAAGCGTAAAGGCATTAAGGCCGATGGTAATCCTAACGCACCAGTTAAGATTGTCGATACAAAGCTGCAACCAATGGATGGCAATAACATAGGTAATGGTACCAAAGTTAATGTCAACTTGTGGCAGTATGAGTATGAAGCACCTGGTAGAAAAGGTGTTGCCACCTCATTGACTGCAGTGCAGGTAGTTGAGCTTAAAGAGTATACACCAACAGCGGGCTTTGAGGCCATTGAGTCTGTTGATGCTGCCGATGTAAGCAAAGAAGCACCTGTATTCTGATGCACCTCGAGTCTCGCGCCGTAAGGCGCGGGGCTCAAGTTATTCTTGGAGTAAACCGATGTCATTATCATTTTATATAGTGTTAGCCATAGCTATTGGCGGACTTATAATCTTAGAAGAAAGGTCGTAATGTTAACAATAATAACCGTACTAGTATTTGCATTTATCGTATGGATAGGTGCCCGTCTATATTAAGGAGAATCTAATGACAGTAGCAAAAGACTTTATGACAATTGATGAACTAATAGTAAACAGCCCACCGCATTACAAGCAGGGCGATGTTGAGTGTATTGAGGCTATAAAAGCAGCAACCGGCGACGGGTACCAGGGCTATCTGCAAGGTAACATCATGAAGTATATATGGCGTTATCGAGCTAAAGGTCAAGCGATAAATGACCTTAAAAAAGCAGAGTGGTATCTTAAAGAACTAATTGTTGATGAACAGAAGAGACAAGCCCAATGATATATGCAACAATAATCATGTGTCATTTAGCCATAAAAGGTCCTGAGTGCTTACTGTTATCAGACAACCGAGGACCGTATACCGCAATAGAGCATTGCATATCTCGCATGAATCAAATGCATGAAGATGCTCTAAAGGTATTGCCTAAATATAAATTAGCAGAAACCAATTGTATATCAGAAAGGGGAGGTAAGTATGGAAGTAAAAGATTCCCAAGCTCAACGCATTCCGTATAAAGCTATGTCATACCCAGTAGATGAGTTCGGTAGATTAGGTGGGTTGTTTAGCCTAGTTGATTTACCTGTAGCCAAGTATGTAAAGTACCAAGACCTGAGTGAAGAAGACCAAAAGAAAGTAATTGAATCACCAATGTGGAGGGATCATGCCTAGAAACCTTACCAAAACCTATAAGAAAGAATGTTTTAAGTTCCTTGATAGCCTCAGAGAAAGTGGCGAGATGAATATGTTTGGAGCTTGTACGTATCTAGTAGATGATTTTAACCTTGATAAGAAAGATGCAGTATCCTGCCTACAAGAATGGATGAATAATAAACGAGAAGAAAAACTGCAAGAAGACTTTGAATTAGCTAATTAGGAGAATAGCAACATGAAAAAAGCAACAACAGCAATACATAGAGTAACCAAAGAAAGATTCCCAATGAGCGGTTATAAGTTTACTGTAACAAACCGAAATGATCCTGCTATTGTAGAGTTAAAGAGAAACGTAAAGCTTATGAACAGTGAAAGGGGTTGGGGAACCAAAATGAGAGTAAGACTAATGGGTCGTGGTCCAAGAACTATGTGGGCTAGATTAGAAGGTAGACATCCAAGAGCTTATGATTGTTACCTACCATTAGATAAAGCCACTCATTATGATGTATATGTAAATGATGTACCAAGCTATTACGCTAACAAAGGTGTATAATGATTGAGCTTATATTATATAGTTTCGCAGGTGGTGCAGCATTAGCATACATCATATGGTATTTAGCAAACGCATTAGCTAGATACTACGAATAGAACAAAGAATACTCGCCCAGTAATTGACAGGTGTAATCGGCTGTCATCACGCCTTCTTAGCACAAGAGGACATAACGTATAATGTGACACAAGTAGTAAGATACTTTAGGGTTTATCTGGTGTGGCGACCAGACGAGTTTACAAGAGTTTAGTGTAATGGTAACACGCTAAGTTCCAACCTTAGAAATGTGGGTTCGATTCCTACAACTCTTGCCAAATAATGGAGAATGTTATGAGTGTAGACAATACAACGACACAAGAAAATGATAAGCATGTATTTGTTAAACCTGACGGCGGAGAGATCCACTGCTATGGTAGCGTAGAATGGGATAGTAATTTCCAATTATGCTGTGATGATGAGGAGTTCGATGGAGTGGCAGTAGATATTGACGGCGAAAAGTATAATACATGGGATAAAGTTTGTCAATATGTAATTGAAAACTACCGTGCAGATATAGAGGAGATCACGGCAGTATGACAAACCCAACTATAAAAATACATGACCGTATTATGCAGACCGTAGTAGAGTTAACAGAAGAAGAACATGATCCATTTGCGGTGGCGGGCTGTTTGCTCGCCATTGCTATCTTTGTATACCGATCTGAAAAAATGGAATGGAACACGATTAGTAACCTGTTATCTGAATGCGTTAAACAAAGTGTTATATCCGAAGGCATAGTAAAGGAGACCTTACATTGAAGAAAGAAACCTATTTATACGATGCAATAAAAGTACTAGAAGAATGTACAGAGTTAATGATTAAGAAAGGTAAAGACTATCAAGGTGGTTCCGTATGTGATGATGACTATTACCCACATGGGTGGAAGTCATTTGATAGTATGTTAACAACTAAGATACTACGATTTAGATCTGTTATGGAACAACAAGGCGATGTAAACTATGATACAGCCGATGATTGTCTTAGAGATCTAATTAATTATGCAGCACGTTGTGTTGTATGGCTTAACAGGAATAAATGATGACTAACACAGTAAAAGATATACGCACAACATTTATTGATATGTATCGAGACAAAGAGATACAGCCTGATGGTAATCTTGAAATCATAGGTGCTAGCTTTTTAGCAACTGAACCGACAATATTTGGTAAACCGAATCGTGAATATCAAGAAGCTGAGGTCAGATGGTATGATACACTCAGCTTAAATCTTAAGGAGTTAGAGAAAGAATATGGAAAAGTACCAGTCATTTGGAAAGAGCATGCGGCGAATAGTAAAGGCGACATTAATTCTAATTATGGCTATCTCGTGTATAGCGCTCTTAACGGAACTCAATATGAATATGTACTTCAAGAGCTAAAGCAAAACCCAAATTCACGTAGAGCTACAATGGTGTATACTAATCCTAGTATGCACACCCAATACAGAGAGCACGGTAAGAACGATTTTGTTTGTACTAATGCAGTAACATATTACATCAAAAATAAATTAATACATGCTGTAGTACAGATGAGATCTAATGATGCTGTGTTTGGCTACATAAATGATTTGTTTTGGCAACGCACCGTCTTGCGTAGACTGTGTAAAGATCTTGGATACGAAGAAGGTCAGATAGTATGGCAAGCTCAGAGCTTACATGTGTACCCAAGACATTTTCATTTGATTGATGATTATCATTACTCAGTACCAGTTGATTACGAAATGGGAGCATACGATGACTAATAACTTATTAAAGTTTCCAGCTATAAGAATGGCTTTTAAACAAACGACCGATGCGTTAGATAACCTAGCTCAAGAAGCAACTAAATGTAGTAGCCATGAGGTAGCTGAAGCTTACAGAACTGCATTTAGTTTAGTACGTGAAGGTATAAAGCAAGCTGAAAACTTAGGTGAATCTAAACTACAAAAACAAATTGCAGATGCAATGGAGGAAGTATTAACTGAAAGACATATACTACTAAAAGAACAAGCTGAAAAAACTAGAAACCTAGTTGATAGAAGATACGATGCAGCATGTACTGATCTTGCAACCGATCTAATAAATAAATTAAAAGAGCTTAAGGTTTCTAAAGAAACTTTAAATGATAATGTAACCGAATTATATGAAGCTGCTGCTTACCATGTAAGTAAGTATTATGAAGAGAAAGGTATTGATGCATGAGTGATGATGTAAAAGAACAAGCATTAAAGCAAGCACAAGAAGCGTATGGATTGTTTATTTGGTTTATTAAATGGTTTAGTTACATAATGATATTTTTAATTATCTTAATGTTTATGAACAACTGGTTTGATGATGGTACAGGCAGCATGTTTATGCCAGATGAAATATATGAAGACCAGTACGATCCACAAGGACTAAACAAAAGGAAGGGAATATGAAACCATATCATAATGAAGGATTTGGTTGGGCTTTCTTCTGGGTGGTAATGCTAATGTTAGTGTTACCACTTGCAGGCCTAATGACTATAGACGATACATGGGATAGACTAGTAACAAAGTATACAGACCCATGGAAGTCTGACTGTTGGGAAACCGCTAAACACGAGAGAGTTTGTCGAGATAATAATCAATGTAAATGGTTTAGGAATTTTTGTCATGACTGAAGGAAAAGCATTGTTACTTACTATGGCAATTTGCATAGTAGGAACCTTAATATTAAACGCAATAGTATATGGAGTTATAAATGGCTAACGCAAGAGGAAAAGAAATAGATAATACGCATTTAAGTATAGACCAAGCAGAAGCTAGAGGCTTTATACATAGAGATTATATAGCTCACTGCTTACGATGGACTAAGATAGCTAAGGATCTAAACCTTGGTGGTAAGTATAAAGAAGCCGACATAATAGATGTAGGCTGTGGTAAAGATATGCCGTTAGCTAGAATGCTAATGACAAATCGTATGGCACCAAGAAGCTATGTAGGTATTGAGTATAATAAAATGGAAATGCCACATATGTTTGATAACACTACATTTCAGCCACATCTAATAGACAATGTAGACTTTACACAAACCGACATAATGGAAGATAGTTTTAATGTTAGTGTTTGTCTTGAAGTGCTTGAGCATGTTGAACCGACAAAGGCAATAGCGATTTTAGATAAGCTAGCTGATGTAGTAGTGCAAGGTGGCACATGTTACTTTTCAACACCATGTTATGATGAAAAGGTAGGAGCAGCTAAGAACCACGTAAATGAAATGACTTATCGAGCATTTGGTGCTTTGTTAGAAGCAAGAGGCTTTCAAATAATAGATCATTATGGTACGTTTGCTTCACAAAAAGACTACAAGCATGAGCTTGACGGTAACACAAAGTACCTGTATACAAAGCTTAGCGAGTACTACGATACAAACTACCTTGCAACTATCTTTGCACCGTTATATCCTAGTATGTCAAGAAACGTATTATGGAAATGTATTAATACACAAAGCAAAGACTTTAATAAAAGATTTCCGCCTATTAAAGAGATAGGTGGTAGATTAGGATCTTCTGAAAAAGCCGATGACTTAAGATATGCGTGAGCCAGAAAGATACTATGACTGGATGCTATGGAAATTAAAACAGGAGAAAGATATGAATGCTAAATGGTCTAAAGTAAGTAGCGATACTGACTGGCCTAAAAATATTAGAGACATGCACCTCAAATTCGGGGTGCATGATTGGGTTAAAAGAAAACTACAAGAAAAAGATTACTATTCTTTACACGAGTTTCTACAATTTCGTTTAAGGTTCCTTGATGAAGAACTGCATGAGACTAAAGAAGCAGTAAAGTACCGACATGCAGATGATATTGTAGACGGCTTGATAGACTTGTGCGTAATCGCGATAGGTACGCTAGACATACTACAAGTTGATGCGCACACTGCTTGGCACAGAGTACATAGGTCTAATATGAGTAAAAAGGTAGGTCAAAAAGAATCAAGACCTAATACTTTAGGTTTACCCGACATGATTAAGCCGGAAGACTGGGTTGAACCTGATCATACAAACAACACCGGCATTACTCACTATTTCTTAAGAAAGGATTACGTCGATGACGAACCAGACTATGAGCAAAAGTAGTTTAATTAATCATATCAATAGCTTAAAAATGGAAGTTAAACTACTTACCGACATACAGAAAGTGAGAGCAAGTGAGAAAAAGCTTGATGCAATTTTAGTTTTCGATACAACTATCGCACTCTTAAATAAACGTATAGAGAAGTATACAGATGAATTAAATAAATAACCTAAGGAGCGCGGTATACACCGCGCTACCTAAATATAATCAATGAAAGGATTATTAATGCAATTAGTATTTGACATAGAAACTGATGGGTTTTTAGAAGACATGACTAAATGCCACGTATTAGTATGCCAAGATGTTGTAACAAAAAAGCTATACACATTTACAGATATTAAAAATGGTTTAGATTTTATGAGCAACGCAGTTGCACTAATCGGTCATAACATTATTGGTTTTGACTTAATGGCGTTAGAAAAACTTTACGGTTGGAAACCGTCTCCTAAAACCAGATTAGTAGACACATGGATTATGAGCCAAACATTACAGTTTAACCGATCTCATAAGCATGGTTTAGCGGGCTGGGGTAGTTATCTTGGCTACAAAAAGATGGATAACAGTGAATGGGCTGCTGATGGATTTAAGACATACGATCCTCGCATGATAGATTACTGTATAAATGACGTAAAACTAAATACAAAAGTTTACGAAGTATTACTAGCTGAACTACAAAAAGCTATAGAAATCAATGACTTAATCAAGAAAGGCTTGAGAGTCGAACATGATGTAGCTGAGTTCGAAGCTGTAGTACGTAAAACTGGCTGGCTATTTGACTTGGAGAAAGCTCAAGAAAACTTAAGACTTATGACAAGACACATGAATAAAATTGAGTCTATCATTGAGCCGAAGCTAGGTACAACTAAAGTATTTATAGATAAAGCACCTAAAACTGCTAAGTATACTAAGAAAGGATTGTATACAGCTACTACAGCTAGAATATTATCTGAATACTTAGGTAACAAAGTAATAGGTGAAGATGCGTTATCTAATAATCCACCAATACAACCTGGTCAAGAGTTTCAAAGAAGTAAAATAGAAAAAGTAACATTGAGTAACATGGAACTAGTTAAGCAATGGCTACTAACTATTGGCTGGAAACCAGATGACTGGAATGTAAAGAGAGGACATACAGGTAATTGGATACGTACAGGACCTAAGCTTACATCAACTTCACTAGCAAAGCTAGGTAGACAAGGTAAGCTAATTGATAGGTACTATACTATTAAGAACCGTAAAGCAACCATTGAGTCTTGGTTAGAAAGGATTCAGAAAGATGACACAGGAAACTATCGTCTTCATGGTAGGATGTTTACTATTGGTACTCCTAGCTTTAGATGCCGTCACGAAGTTATCGTTAACTTACCAGCAGTGGATGCAGAGTATGGTAGAATGCTTAGGGAACTATTTATTGCTGAGCCAGGTTATAGGGTTGTCGGTGCGGATAGTGCTGGGAATCAGCTCCGTGGTTTATGCCATTACGTGGGAGATAAATCCTACACAGACTTGGTGGTCAATGGGGATCAACATACACGCAATGCTGATGTTCTTGGTTGTAGTAGGAGCGTGGCTAAGTCTTTTCTCTACGCTATTCTATTTGGTGCAGGTGATGCAAAGCTTGGGCAAACTCTTACGGGAGTAAGCAGTGCGCCTAAAGGTAAAGAAGCTAGACAAAAGTTCATGGCTAACTTACCTGGGTTTGAGCAGCTAGTTAACAAACTACGTGGAGTATTTAACCAGTATGGTTGTATACCAGGACTAGATGGTCGTAAGATCTTTGCTAGATCTGATTACCAAGTACTTAATTATCTATTACAAACTACTGAAGGTATTACTTGTAAAGCAGCTTTAAGTTATGCTATGAATAAAATTAAAGAGGAAAAGCTTGATGCTTATCCTGCTATATTCTATCATGACGAGCAAGCATGGATTGCAAGTGATAAAGATTCTAAACGTGTAGGTGAAATACTACAAGAGTCTTTTCGTGAAGCACCTAAATGGTTTGGTGTTGAATGTATGGACGGTGGTGATTATGTAATAGGCAACTCATATGCGGAGGTACACTGATGACATGGGTAGAAGTATATTATAACTTACATAATAAGACCTTTTCAGTAAGACACGCAGGTAGAGTATGGTTTCATACTAATGTACTAACATTACATAACTGTAAGTTTGCAGTACAACCTGCTGGTCGAGCAAAGGTTCTTAAAGAAAAGAGAAAAAACGTACACGCTTTTATAAGAGGATTCTTTGTTAGAGGTGATGATCATACTAACCATAGAATGCTTCATAAGTCACAAGCAATGTACAACCCGTATAAAACTTCTACATTTGTAGACGTAGATACGGGCGAACCAGTATATGAAGCTGATACAGTTTACTTAAATAACTGTTGGCCAAGACCGGAGATTTATTATGAGAGTTCCAAAGGTTCCAGTAAAAATAAAGCTTCCGTTAATAAACCCAGTAGCAAGAGCATTGCTGCGTGAAAGGAAAGCTAAACAGGTTATACCTGATAAGAAAAAATATAATCGTAAACGTGATAAATATAAGGACATTACATGAAATTATTTATTGATGCCGATAGTATTATGTTTAAAGCTGCTTGTACTCAAGACACTAAACATGATACAAGAGTAGTAACACGTAAGATAATCGAAGATTCTATTGCCGATTGTTTTGCTGATGAAGTTTATATTGCCGTTAAAGGTAAAGATAACTTCAGATATAACATTTACCCTGACTACAAATCTTCTCGTAAAGATAAGCTAGAAGATAAACTAAAAGAACGTCTTAATGACGCTCATGCTTATCTACTTAAGGACTGGTCTGCTGTACAATCAGATGGTATGGAAGCAGACGATGTAGTTTCAATCTGGTCTTATGAGGCTAGAGAAGCTGAAGATGATTTTATAATCGGGCATATTGATAAAGACATAAATCAAGTGCCTGGTAACCACTACAACTATAACTCTAAACAGATCTACTTTGTAGATGATGATGAGGCAGACATGAACTTCTGTACTCAATTACTTATAGGTGATAACGGTGACGATATACCTAAAGTAAAAAGAGGTTATGGTATTAAGACAGCACAAAAAGCTCTTGCTGGTACTACATATGATAATCGTATGGATACAGTAGTAGACGTATGGAAACAACTATATGGTACAGGATGGGAGAAGCAGCTTAATATGGTTGGTAATTTGATTTACATGAAACGTACATGGGATCTTGAGGAGTGGAATTATGAAGATCGTTATACCAGGAAAGCCAATGTCGGCAAACAGAATGGAAGGGATACGAGCGATAAGAACCAAAGACGGCAGGAACTTCACGCAGACGTATCCAACCAAGGAGTACAAGGAGTTTCTTGAACGATTTAAAGAAGCTACTGAGGATCAAAGTTGGCAGTTCGAAAGGGCTGCCGACATTAAAATAGTATTTAACGCTTTCTTTAGTAACAGAGCGTCAGACCTAGACAACATATTAAAACCGTCTTTAGATGCTTTACAAAAAGTATTTGAGTGGAACGACCGATATTGTTATGAAATAGAAGCACATAAACACCTCGTAAAAAGAGGCGAGGAGAAACTGGAGATTGATATTGAACAAATCTGTAGACAATAAGCGCTATCCTTGCGAAGATTGTGGAAGCTCTGATGGTGTAATGCTAGACACTAGCGATGACCATACATATTGCTTCGCATGTGGGACGTATCGTAATGAAGATACTAAAGTATATACTAAGATTAAAGGAGTAACGAGTAATGAACAACCCAATGCCAATACAAATAATAATGGACAACCTGACATCACCGATATTGATAAGTATCCTAGTCTTGGTATTACTAGCCGAAGTATTTCGTCGCATGTGACTGAATACTTTGGAGTAAAAACCCATCAATACGATGATAAGCCAGCACATTTCTATCCATATGGAGATGACTGCTACAAAGTACGCATACTACCTAAAGAGTTTAGAATGATAGGTAAAGCTAAAAAGCTTTTCGGTCAAGATAAATTTACTGGTGGTAGAATGCTAGTAATTACTGAAGGCGAACTAGATGCACTAACAGTAGCACAAGCTTGTTTAGATTTTAACAAGAGAATATATCCTGTTGTATCTATACCGTCTGCTAACCAGCTACAAATATTATTACAACAACGTGAATGGATCAGACGCTTTGATTCTGTTATAATATGGTTTGATAATGATGATGCTGGTTCAAAAGCTATACATGAAGCCAGTAAAATTATTGGCTTTGATAAAGTTAAAATAGTTTCATCAGATCAAAAAGATGCTAGTGATTTATACATGAAGTATGGTGCAAAAGAAGTTACTAATGTAATATGGAATGCACAAAAGTATAATCCAGCCGGCATACTTAGTGGTGAAGTTATATGGGATAAGTTTATAGAACGCCAGAATACTGAGTCTATACCATACCCGTCTTGTCTAAATGGCCTTAACGATAAACTAAAAGGCATGCGTCAAGGTGAGATAACACTATTTACTAGTGGTACAGGCTCAGGTAAATCTACAGTTATCAAAGAAATTATTTGGCATTTACTACGTACAACTCAAGAAGACCGCATTGGTCTAATATCTCTTGAAGAAAGCGTAGGTGATACAGCTGAAAAGTTTATTGGTATGACTATTAATAAACGTATTGGTGATGTGCCAACAACAGAAGAGGAACTACGTACTGGTTTCAATCTAGTATTTAAAGACGAAAGACTTATACTACTAGACCATCAAGGTTCTGTTGATGATAGCTCTTTGATAGACAAGATAGAGTACATGGCTCTTATGGGATGTAAGTATTTATTCCTAGATCATATTACTATTGCAGTATCAGAAGGTAGTGAAGGACTATCAGGCAATGAAGCAGTAGACAAAGTTATGAGTGACTTACTAAAGGTAGTAAAGAAGCATAACGTATGGCTAGGTATTGTAAGCCACTTACGTAAATCAGGTGGTGGTGCATTCGAAGAAGGCAACATGGCTTCTATTGACGACATCAAAGGTAGTGGTAGTATCAAACAAATATCATTTGATATTATTGCTTTTTCAAGAAACCTAGTAGCAGCTAATCCTGCTGACAGAAACAAGATTGAGTTCTCAGTTCTTAAATCTAGGTACACAGGTCTAACCGGTCCAGCAGGTATCAGTAAATACAATCAAGTAACTGGTAGGTTAGAGAAAGGAGATGGCTTTGAAATTATCTAAGGACGATGCGATGTACATGAACATTGCTAGAGTAGTAGCCCTTAGATCTCGTGACGAACAATTCAAAGTAGGTGCAGTAATAGCTAAGGGTAATAAGATCCTTAGCTACGGCTGGAATGGTACACCTCACGGTATGGATAACAATACACGAGATGCTAATGGTAAAACTAAATGGGAATTAGTACATGCAGAAACAAATGCAATAACTAAGTTAGCAGCTTCAACTTCGTCTTCTGAAGGTGCTACATTATATTTAACACATTCACCCTGTAAAGACTGCACTAAACTTATATTACAAGCAGGTATAAAGCGAATGATATATGCTGAGATGTATAAATCTAATAAGAATGGTAAACGAGTACCTGAGTTAGAAGCATTAAAGTTTTTGTTAGATAACGGTGTGGAGGTGCATGAATGCGAAACATTGAAATAAGAGAGAATACTAATGAAGTTATTAGGTATCCTGAAGATATGTATTGTGTTTACTTTCATCAAGACCCAGAGACTGATGAGGTAATTTACGTAGGTAAAGGTACATTACATCGAGCTTATCAAATTACAAACCGTAGTTATGACCATCACGTATGGTTACTAGATAAGCTTGATAACTACAAGATACAAGATATTGTTAAGATAAAAGGCGGTCAAATGACCGACAAAGAAGCTACTATTGTAGAAGCTCATGAAATAAAATGTTGCCTAAGAAAGGGATCTGACTTACTTAATGTAGCTCAGAATCCTTTTCGCAAAACAAGGAGAATGAATGCAGAATATAATAGATTATCTGGAGCAGAAGATACTAAGCACACCTCAAAGGTGGGCAGTGAAGCTAGTACTCGAGCATGAGTTACAGCCTAAACAACTAGTATATGATGCATTAACTATATTACAATATCACTTTAGAAAAACATCTACGTCTGAGTCAGCTACGTGTAAACTTACTGCAGCTTCAGTTGCAATAGGTAAAAACGTACTACTCAGGCAAGGTGTAGAGCTAGGATTTAGAGCCGACGTAACAGTCGGCGACCTAGTTCTAGAAGGTTTCTATGAATGTGGTTACATAAAAATATTTAGAGCTCCTACCGAAGCGCAAATCGAGTGGGAGAAAAACCCGGTAGGTAAAAAGCCATTTAGCCGGGCACCGTATATGATTGAAACATCAGATAAGTGGTTACAAATAGGATCATTACCGTCTGATGTAGTCAACGACTTAATACAAAATACATCATTTACTAAAATTAATCGTGTCCATCATTTGTTTCAGGAAAACGGACATCCTGTTATTAAGCATTGGGGATATGATAAGGACCAAGATTTCAAGGATCTGTTAGATCAACCATTTGTTAATGCAATAAACAAGCTGCAACGAACAGCATGGACTATTGATAACGACATCTTGGAAGCAGTAAAGAAAAACAAACGTAAGTTTGTAACTGAAAACCTAAAGGTATCAGATGAGACCGGTAAGAACTACCGTTACTGCATTTTTGGTAACAACGATGAGTTACAAGGCAAAGACTTATACTGGAATAATACCGTCTTTAAACCAGAGTTAGGCAATAAGTCTTTGGAAAAGAAATATTACAGCGAGTTACGACGTTTAACTAACAAGCTACGTAATAAGCCTAACAAAAAGCTATTGGAAAAAGCTCAGGCTAAGTATGATGAAGCTGCTACTCACTGGAATGCTAAGTTAGTATTACTTAAAAACCGTAGTAAGTTTGATGCATACAACATGACTATACAAAAAGCCGAAGCATTAAAGGATAAAGTCTTCTTTCAGTATGTAGATGCAGACTATCGTGGCAGGCTATACTACCGTGAGTCATATCTAAACTATCAAGGTAAAGATATGGAGCGTGGTCTACTCAAATTTGCTAATGCAAAACCGATGACTGAAGAAGGTTTATATTACTTTGCTGTACATACGGCTTGTACGTACAACCAATCTTATACTATCGATAACATACCTGACTGGTGTGAAGCTGATTACAAGTCACATCTCGAAGATGAAGGACTTACAGACATATCAGTCGACAAAATGACTATCGATGATAGGGTAAAATGGGTAATTCATAATGAAGATTTCATTAGAAATACCTGGAATAACCGTACTATACACGATAAAGCAGAAAAAGGCGTAAGCTTTCTTGCTTGTTGTAAAGCGTGGTGTGGTTTATGGGATCAAAAAGAGGAAAATGGTGTATATCACTTAAGCCTACCTATTCCTATTGATGGTTCTAATAATGGTTGGCAACACCTTGCTGCTATATCTAAGGATAAAAAGGCAGGTGAGCTAGTAGGTTTAGTAAAAACTGATATACCCAAGGACTTTTATGTGCAAACAGCTAAAGCATTGATATCTCGCGTGCCTGAGTGGTTCGCGCAGAGAGACATGCCTATGAAACACATAAGGAAAGGTATATCGAAACGCGGAGCGATGACTAGAGCGTACTCTGCGGGCCACCTAGCCATAGCTTTGAACATGTATGCTGACTGTTATGCTGAAGGATACCATAGTAAGTACAATATTACTATGAGCGACTGTACCGACTTGTCATATAACTTGATAAAAGCTATAGATGAGGTGTGTCCAGGTCCGCTTGAGACTATGAGTTACCTACAGTCAATAGCAAATCACATAATATCTGACTTGAAAGAGCCAGTTGTCGAATGGACTACGCCTTCCGGCTTCCCAGTACGTTATGAAAACTACGTAATGGAAGACGTAAAGTGGAAAAGCTGGATCTCTGATATGAGGATACAACACGTAGGCAAAGAACATAGGCTAGTGTATGGTAAAAAGATACCTAGTCCTGGTGGCTTTGCATCAGGTATAAGCCCTAACTTCATACATAGTATGGATGCGGCTCATATGGCACTCATTATCCATTATTGGGACGGTGACTTTGCCGCGATTCATGATTCATTTTCTACTCACGCTTGTGATGTAGCTAGCTTATTAAGTTTAACTAAAGAAGTGTTCATTAAAATGTACAATCATAAGGATTTCTACAAGGATATAGCTGAAATGCTATTGCTAGAACCTGAAAACTTTAATTATAACTATAAACTAGGGGAATTAGATGTAGAAGCTATACAAGATAGCGACTACTTCTTTTCGTAATCATGAAGTTCACTGAAAAATCAGATGGTGTAATCGGTATAAACGAGGAAGATATAGCCTTGATATACAAGTACGGCATAATCTTTTTAGATGGAACAGAAATACAATGTTCACAAACTAAAATAAAAAGATACATGCAAGACAACGATCTACACCATCTATATTGCCACGATATATGTGGCTAACCTATATCAATCTGGAATATGGCAGAACCTCTAGCCGCTTTTAACAAGGCCGCTTTGCGTTCTGCTGTATTCTTAACTTCCTCCACATTTCTTCGTTCAATATCTAAACCTTTAGGACCTATTATAGTATCAAACATTTTTAATATATCACTAGCTTTATGTTTAGATTTTAAAACTGTAATACCGTCGTTAACCTCTGTAAACTTTATGCTTTTTTGTAGCTCTTTCATTATGTTTTCAGCAGCTGCTAAAGCATCAAAGCGCTTACTCTTTTCGTATGCAGCAACAGATTTACCTTTAGTATCTCTACCCTTTAGCACAATAGGCTTATCAGGTAACTTCATTGTATCATTTAAAAAAGCTACTAATGGAGATACGCCTTCTACTGGATCAGCCGATAAACCGTTGGCAGGTACTGAAGTAAGAAACGGAAACATTCTGTAACCAGTGTTTTCAGTTTCTATTTCTTGATCTCCTAATCTTTTTAATTTATTTCTAAATTTACTTATAGTTTTAGGCGACCATTCTCCCATAATACTGTCTACATAAGAATAATTTTCTATAACGTTAAACCAGTTCTTGTTTGCTTCTGCTCTAACTTTTTCTAAACCGTCTAAACTTGTAACAACAGCATCCATAATAGGTAGCATGTATGTTCTACCGTTACCTAGTGCATTAAATGAATCTGTAAACATGGCATTCATCCATGCACCGTCTATACCTTGTATAACAGAAGGAATTATTTGTGATCTAGCATAGCCACCTGGTGTCGCGCCTGATGGACCTTCTCTTTCAGCACTACCTTCAGCTATACTTTCGTATAAAGGAATAGGAGAACCAACAGATTTTCCTGTTTTAGGATCTTCTATTACACCACCAGTAGCTACATCAGACATATACGTTTGTCTACCACCTATATAGTTAGGTATTCCTATAGCATTCTTAACTTCTATTACGTCATTAGTTAAAGCTGATATACCAGCATTAGCTCTTAAAAGCTGACCGACTTGAATAACTGCTGGGTCAAGCTCGTGCATAATAGAATCTGCTAGCACATTGTGCAAAAACGTAGCAGCCACATCTTCTGGTGTCTGATTCTTAAAGCCTTTCTTTTCTAAAGCTTTCTTAACTTCTGGTTTGTTAATTATTTTTTGTATTTCTCTAGCCATAGGTCCAGTACTTATTGTATCTTTAACTTGACCAACAAGATTCTTCATTAGCTGACCATAAGCCAAAGTCATAGGTGGCTTCTTAAGAAACTCAGGATCTTTAGTAGCAAGCATCAACATATCAAACAGCTCTGTTGTTACAATATCGTCTCTAAGAAAGTTAGCAGCATGAATATCACCGTTTTGCCTCATGTATTCTGCCATTGCTTGTCTTATATCGCCAGCTATCTGATCTTCGGTACGACCTTCTTGCGCATATTTAGGATTTAATTTAGCTACATCACTAACTGTAAATGTATCTATATTTTTAAGAGCATCAGGTCGTCTTAATACACCTGTACGATAAGCAGCAGATATAATACCTAGTACCATTAGGTTACTTGCAGGACCATGCGTAATACCATCTACCTCTGCGTTCATATGGCTAGTAAAAGATGTAGCGTCATTATTCTTTTCTATTCTATCGTATCTATATAACTCGTGTGCTGCTTCAACAAGCCGTAACGCTTCTAAATCATCTTTAACAGCATGATTCATAAGTCTATTAGATATATTTAGTTTAGGCGTATTCATTAAGGCAGGATTTACTCTAACCGCTGGGACTGATTGCTGGCCAGCATCAAACTGTCGGGTAAAGTTAGCTACAGTATCAGGACTACCTTGTATGTTCTGGCTTTGTACATCTACATTTGCTAATTTTATATCTTTAAGTAAGTCAGTAAACTGCTTATCTTGCTCAGGTGACATCAAGCTTTCAGCAATATCTCGACCTTCTTGTATCACTTGTTTAAAAATACCATGATCAGGTTGAGCCCACTCTCTATCGAACATAGCTATTCTAGTTTCAGGCAATGCTCTTTTAGCTTCTGAGCTCATAAAGTGTACAGTCATAACTTCTTTAAATGCTCTAGTTGCTGGTGTGCTTTGACCCGGTGTTACAGTAGAAGGCCTTGCACCACTAGTTACAAACCTAATTAACGGCTTAAGTTGTGGGTTAAACCTTGTTTGTGTAGCATGCATACGGCTTTGTAGTTCTTGTACAGCAAACGTAAGATGATTTGATTTATTACTATATTTACCCATAGTATTTAAATCTTCTATAAATCTTATAACCTGCTTTTGAAACTCATACTTAGGATTATATTCTTCAGCACCTTCTTCTTGATTTCTTACTTTACGTGCTTTTTCACCTACAAATGTAGCAGCTTTTTCTGGTCCAGTTCTAAAAAAGTTTCCTATCTTAGGTATATTTTGACCAGCCTTTAATCCGGTTAATAACTCTAAACCCATTTGAGTAACAATCTTTCTTTTAAGAGGATCTACTACGTGTTCTATTCTACTCATATTAGCTTTAGCTAACTCAATTTTTTCCATTTTTCTGTTTACTAGAAACGTAGTCTTTTGCTTTCTCATTCTTCTCGACTCGCCTAAACCAGTCGTCGTACCTGCAAGAACACTTTCAGGAGCGTTTAGTGGTGGTATCTCATATGCTGCAAACGCGTCAGGTGCTGAGTCAGCAGCTTCTCTTAGTGTTGATTTACCTAATGGTGTAAGCTGATACCCTACTGCAGTTATTCCTGTTGAAGGATCCACTGTTCCTAAGTTTACTTTTTTATACAGATTAGGATTTAGTTCAGCATATAGTTGTTTAGCAAAACCACCTATTACTTCAAGATCGTTAGACGTTACATTGTTTTCACTAAACTGATCAGTAGGAAGACCCATCATTTTATTTTGTTCACGCTTCCAGTTTCTATATATTTCTCTACCTAGCTGTAAATTACCTGCTGCTCGTCTTATTGTACCATCAGATTCTACATCTACACCTTCTTTTTCTTGCATTAGTTGAGACATGTAGCCTTCATCTCTTGTACTAGCAAATACATCACCATCTTCTGCTTTGCTTTCAGGACTTTCATTTGCAGAATACTGATTATTAAATATAAATCTTTCAGTAACAAGCCCCATTATTCTAGCAAAAGATGGATCTATTACAGTTCTTAATCTTCCATCGTCTGGTATTTTCATACCTGCAGATTGTAAAGCTTTTGGGTTTTGCACTGTACCAGCATTAAACCCATCAGGATCTAACAATATTGTATTGATACCAAATCTACCTAAACCCCCTGCTCCTTCTGTAATTCTATCTTTAAATGCAGGATCTTGTCCTTCTATAGCTCTGCTTAAAGCATCAGCAGTAGGAAATGCGCCTAATCCTTCAACGTTTTGAAACATTTCCTGTGTAACAGTAGGTGTAAAACTGCTACCTCTTACTCTGGCTTTATCACTTGTGCCTAAATAAGCTTTTGCAAAGTCATCAGCTCTTTCTACAGCCTTTCCGTATGCATCTCCTTTAGAAGCTTTAGAGTAATCACCATTAAATATTCTATCTTGTTTTCTAACTATCTCAGGATAAAGCTCTGATAATGCAGGTATCCTTTCTATTTCTGCTTGCTTTCTAGCTTGATCTTCTGCTAAGAAAGACTGAAACCTAGCTTTCTCTATATTAGCTTGTTCTCTTGCTCTTTGAGGATCTCTATCAGGAAAAGTTCCAGGAAGTGTACCTGCGCCTCTAGGCATTTGACCTATTTGAGATAGCTGAGCAATGTTAGATGTTTCAGCAGGTTGCATTCTCATAGAAGGTAACTCAGAATCGTCTACTAATTTTTCAACTGCGGTCTTAGCAGCCTGAGCTTCCTGTAATTTAGCTGCACTAGCTACATCTTCTTTTACTTGCTCTTGTAATCCTGTTACGGGATTTATTCTTAATGCCATATTATTCTCCGAAATTCCATTCAGGTAAAACTTTATATTGTTGTTGTAGTGCTTGTGTTAAAGGACTAATCTTAACTAACTGCTCAGCAGGTTTATCACCGGTTGCAACGTCAAAACTTAGGTCTGCTATTCTAACGGCTTTACTTATTCCTGCAGATTCGTCAGCTAGTGTACCAAAGAACCATCCAACGTTTGTCTGGTATCTCTTATCATACATAGGAAATACAAAGTCAATGACTCTTTCTCCTGTACCTAATAATCCACTAGCACCTACTCCTCTTCTAAAGTATTCCATACCCTTAAAATAAGGCGTAGTTTCCCCGTACTTTAGTAAATCTTTTAAGTGTTGTGATACAAAACCTAGTACAATCATTGTAGATAGCGTAGCAAATACACTATATCTCATACCAGGCGTACCTCTTTTTACAGCTTGAGCATACATTTTAGGTATATGGTTAGCTGTAAACGTAGCTATGAAGCCTTGAAACTGTGTAAACAACGCAAACCTAGGATCTTGAAAGATTAATGGTCTGTTTGCAGACTGTGGTAGAGCTATAGCATCATTAACAAAATTAAAAAAGCCTTCTCTGTTTTGCTCTTTCCAGTAATTTCTATCAGCTTCAGATATTCTTACACCATTTGCGTCATCTTGGTGGTACTTAATCATAAACTCTACGTCATAGCCTAAGTTTCTTAATCGCTCTTCTGCTGCAACAGATTCATTTGTTCTTACTCCTGCAGTTCTATTAGCAACTACAACAGATAAATGATCAGAAACATAGTCAGCTGCAATACCGGCTCGTGTAGCTCTTACTGCATTAGTCCATTGTTGTAGCAAAATACCTTTAAAGAACATATCAAGTATTCTTTGGTGCCATCTACCAGTTTCACTAACACCTGTAGTATGAGCAGCACCAACTTCAAAGTCAAAAAACCCTAAGTCTTTAGCTACAGCATGACCACCTTCACTACGCATGTGTGGTGTTACTTGATTTGTTACTGTACCATACGCTCTATTTGCAGTATTTTTTATTTCGTCTACAAAAGTTTTTGCTAGCGAGTTTATACTACCAGTTTTACCAAATATCTGATTTGCACTTAAACCAGCAGTAGTCATAGCTAACTCAGGTAAATTAGATATTGTAGATAAAGGCAAAGATGTAATGGTTGTAGCAAATATAGTATTTTTCTGTGCCCACTGCAATATAGGTGGTATGTTTATTCTTTTGTAGTTACCAGACTCAGAGTCGAAGTAGTTCTTCATATCAAAAGCTAGCTTGTTTACTCTTGCTTCTGCCTTTTCAGTAGTCCAGTTTCCTGACTCTATAAGTTCTTCTTGTATCTTATTTAGTCTAGCATTTATTTTTTCATTTTTACTACCTACAAACTCTTCTAATACTGTATATCTTACAGCCGATTTAGCTGCATTAGATACATTAGTAAACAAATCGTTTTCCATAAACTTATCAAAAGCAGGATTGTCCGCTAAATCTAACGTTCTTTGTTTATGTGATTGAGGTTTAAATGTAAACTTAGATGTGACAGAAAAACCTCCTTCAGGTATAAAATCTGACGGAAGATCTACGCCATCTTGTATAAGTATAGAATCTGTAATAGCTTTTGCTTGAGCAGCGTTAACTCTAGTAGTATTTACTAGTGCCGCTTCAAAACCTTTACGATCTCTTTCAATAGCTAACTTATCTAATGTCTTTTTTCTAGATAAGTAGTTTGCTATTCTACCTAGCTGAGGACTATGTTTTGATTGCATTCTATGCAACTCATCACCAAGCGTTTCTAGTTTATTATATAATGCTCTAAACGCATTAGCTTGTGGTCTTAATGCTTCAGGTAAATCTGTATCCCAGTTTATAGCTCTACCTTCTGCATCAGCTGCAGCTTTTGCATTTCTAAATGCATCATAATATATTTTACTAAACTCTTGTCTTGAGCTACGACGATCTGTTCTACCAAACAGCGCTAGTATTTCGTCAACAGTACCAAACGTATTTCTTAATTTAGTAATTTCATGGTGCTTTCTATTTTCATAGCTAGAACCTGTGTAAGATCTTTCTAAGTTACCTTGTAAACTTTCAGCAAGTTGTCTAGCTGTAAATGAATCATCTTGTATTCCTGCACCATTATCAAACGCAGATCTAGTTTGTCCTCTCCAAAACCTAGGTAACGCTCTCCACCAGTCTTTTAAAACTGCAGGAGCAGTTCTATGTTCTTGCGATTCTTGAAATTTTTCAGCACGATCGTTTATATCTGTACCACGCAACGATTCTATTCTTCTTATAACTGCTGCTCTATCTCTTTGTGGTACACGACCGGCAGCTAACATTTCTTGAAGCGAATCTAGCTCTATTTGTTGTCGTTGTGTAGTTAATCGTAACTGCTCATTTACTTCTTGTATGTTATATTGTCGATTATTGTTGTTTCTAATATCTTGCTCAGCTTTCATACCTTGCTTCGATATTTGTCTACCAGTATCAGGACTTAATCCATAACCTACATCTAACCATGCACCATAATCCCATACTCCACCAGGCACACTAAATGATACACCCAATGTAGTACCTGCAATAGTAGCATCAGTTAACCTATCTACAAATTGTTCTGCATCCCAGTCTCTAAAGCCATTAGCAGTATGAGCTGCTGTATAACCAATAGCTTCTTGTAGTGCTTCAGTACCACCTTCACCTGCACCCCCTACAGCTATTCGCTTAACCATATTCCTTGCTACATTTCTAGCTGTAATCTGTTTCTTTGCAAACTCTGCTGCGTCATCCATAAGCTTTGCAGTTTCTTTACGACCTAAAGTAAGTATTAAGTTTTTAGCAGCTGTTTCAGATGTAATTTCTGTACCAAATCTTCTTATATTTTCAGCTTGTCTGTCAGGATCTATAAGAGTATTTATAACTTCTTTTCTACCTTTTTCGCTAAGTAAAGCTTGTTTACTTAAAAACTTGAGACCTAATCTATCTAATACAGCCTGAGATACACCCCCTGTTACAGCCAACAAAGCATTTTTGTTTTCGCCTTCTTGATCGTTCCATATAGTACCTGTATACAAAGCTACAGGAGATAACACAGCACCTGTGGCTGCAACACCTACAGCACTAGCTCCTACATAAGGAGCAGCAACTGCACCTGATATTGTAGCTGCCATGTAAGGTAAAGATATAGCAGCATTGTTAGCAACATATTGTAAAAACCCTTCTTTACCAAAAAATCCGTCAATATCTTTATATGTTGTAACTATTTCTGGTGTTCGAGATAACTTTTCTCTTGCTCTAAAAATACCAGCTTCACCTATATTCTTAAGCCAATCCCAACCAGTAGTCTCTCCTATAAGCTCGGCAGCACCATACATTCCTTCTATAGCGCCTGTAAGACCTACATCCCATGCTGTAGAAAAAGGACTAGTAGCTTTGTTTTCAAAATCTCTTGACGTATCTCTAAACATTACGTTGCCAGGCGCAAAGTACTGACCACCATAAGCTAGCTGAGTTTCATTTATAGCTAAACGCTTTAATCTTTCTTCAAACCTAGTTTCATCGTATATAGCTTCTCCTACTGCGTTACGCGCAACACTATAGGCATCATCCATACCCCCGGTGCCTAGCATTAAACCAGTCTTATACGCATCTATAGCATCATTAGAACTATACTTTGTAGGTTTTAGTATGTTTGCTCTTAGTACAGTCTCTTCCCAGCTCTGACCTTTGTCGTTTTTTAGATCAACTATTTCTCTACCGAACCTATCTTTTTGCCCGGTCTTAACTACATTAGTAAAGCCTTGTTTCTTAGCAAGAGATTGCAACGCAGCGTTAGCTCTTTCAGATCCTGCAGTACCTGTCTTAACACCAGTAGTAAGATACTTAGTAGTTTCAGGTGCATCAATACCTTTTAGTCTGTATCTTACAGGGCTACCATCATCATTTACTTCTGTAGTAGATGCGATAGTATCGGAGTCTACAAACCTATGGCTATCGCCAAGCTTGTTTCCTACGATTTCGTCTCTAATAGAACTTAAAACATCATCTACCATTATGTTATCCTTACTTCATATTTTTCTGTGTATACTCTTTTACATACACAAAGAAGCCATTCTCTACTTTACGCCCTTTTACTTTTTGTGCTTTACGTTCAAACTGCTCTTTTTCTTTAGGATCTAAGGCATCATATCTAGGTTTAAGCTTTTTAACAAGAAAAGAAAATAGTTCTCCATCACTAGTTCCTTTTACGCTTTCTCCTAAATTTCTTCTAATCATAACACCTACGTTTTGACGCAACTCTTCCATCCTTTTTGTAGAAACCATTGGACCCTTATCAGCCTCTTTTTCTGCTTTAGTAAAAGGCTCAACACGGAACATTTCTTTGTTTTCTACTAGCGATTGTTCCATATAAACGTCATTAATGTAGCCAAGTAAACTAGTAACTTTAGCTTTGCCAGCTCTTTCTGGGTCATTAAGCATAGCTTTGTATGCCATAGGTATTGCAGCTGCAAATCTAGTTATATCTAAACCTTCTTCAAGAGCATAGTTTATTAAAACATCTGCTTCAGTATTAGGATTTATATTAGAAACATAGTTTATTGTACCATCTTTATTTTTACCTATTCTTCCAAATTGATTTCTTAAACTTTTTAAAGCTTCTTCTATTTCTTTAGAGTACTTTGAAACTGCTTCTTTACTTTCGTCACTACCTCTAAAGAATATAGGATCTTCTTGATAGTTTCTTAAATTAAGTTGATTACCTTTTGCATCTACATACACAGGATACGTTACACCACCTATTGTTTTATTAAACTTTTGTCCTATTACCTCTATAACTTTACCTTGTTTGTTTTTAGTATAAAGCTTTTTAAAGTCTTGTGTAGGTATAAGTGTCTGTTTAGGTACTAAATCACTAACGTTTCCGCTTTCAAGAAATACTTGTAACGATTTACCTGTGTAATCTCGTTTAGCTTCTGCAGTAGTTACAAACTTTCTTCTTGAATCTTCTTTTGCGTCAACTCTAGTTAAGTAATTTCTAAGAGCAAAATTTAAACTACCATTATGGCCATATCCCATTACTCTAGATCCTAAGTACATTACAGCCATACGCTTAAGTTCTTTTGCGTCAAACAAACTTCCTAACAATCCTTTTAGAAAGCCCTCTACCTTACTCTTTTCTTGATTAGAAGCTTTACCACCAGTTTCTTCTACTTGTTTAGTGTCTTTTTCTTCTGGCTTTTTATCATTATCTGTTTTGTTTACTACTTCTTGTGCAATATTATCTTTATCTGCATCAGGATCGGTTGTATCTTTTTTATCGACAGCTCCTAAATTAGGCTCACCTTTATTTATAGTACCTCTAAATGTTTCTGTTTCGCCTTTAGGTACAGTAGATACTCCTTGTGGAGCTGCATCTGTACGTTCAGGCGGGAAAAACATAGGAGCATCAACGTCTTTACCCTGCTCTAAAGCTTTAGATATAATTTTAGGAATGTATCTTTCTTTACCAATGTCAGTATCAAAAGACTGCTCTACTACTTCTCTAAAACTTTTACCTGGAGCATCAACTTTAGGTATATACTTATCAATATCACCACTAAAGTTTAGCAAGTCTCGTTCAGTTGGCATAGCTTTTGCTTTAGGAAGCTTAGTATCTACGGCAGCTTTAACTGCAGCTTCAGCATCTTCCTGTAAAGCTCGTCGGTTTAGCATATCGTTTGTTATGCTAGGTACATAAGGTGCAGCATCAGGTATACCTTTATTAATGTTAATCATATTTTGTGCATCTTGTACAGACTTAGGCTGTGCAATTACTTGATCACTACCAGGAACAGGTATGCCAACAAACTCATTAGCAAAGCTTGCACCAGCATCTCTAAACATTTTCCTTCTTTCTGCCCCTCTATCCATATTTCTTAGTACACCACGCTCTCCTAAGTACTCTCCTGCCATAGCTTCAGCTATTTCATTTAAATCAGTAGTAACATTTTTAGTGTTAGGAGTTATGTTTACTGTAGGAGATGGCTGTAAGTTACCCATAAGCTGCGCTATTCTACCAGAACTTGGCCCTGCAATCGGCTCCATAGAGGCCATGTCTTTTGGCGGCATAGTAACATTCACGGGTGGTACAAACTTCGCGTCAGCGGACACCTGTGCGCCACTAGATGTAGCATTTGGAACTACTTTTTGTGCAGTTACACCAGGTATTTTATTTTTCTTTATGTTTTGCAAAGAAGCCATAACTTTTCCAGGATACTGTTGTGCCTCTGGTATGTAGTTTTTAACACCCTTTTTTACTTTATTTACAGTTCCTACTCCAGCGTTATAAGCTCTTAAAACATCTACCTTAGTAAAGTCAGGATTTGCTTTTTGAATACCTTCAAGGTATTTTTTAGCCCAGTTTCTAGAAAACTCTGGATCTTTAGCTAACTCTTCTGTAATTATAGGAGTTCCAAACCCCGCTTTTCCTAAAGTTTTACTGCCTTCCATCGCACCAAAGTTTTCTGGCATAATCTGATATGGACCTATAGCCCCCTTAGGTGATACCATATCTTCAGGTTTTAAGTTACCAGTTTCTACAAATCGTAAAGCATCAAGCAAATCGTCTGTAATCCAGCTAGTATCAGCTACTAACTCGCCTTCTTGTGCATACATAGTTTTCTTTTGATCTTGTTTCTTACGACCTATATCGTTTATCTTCTTTATCATAGGTCCAAACATTTCTGTAGCTTCTTTGTTTACTACAAACTCACCGGGTGTAAGCCAAGCTGGCACAGTATCTGTACCTTTAGGTTCGCCTGGATGGTCATACATAGGGATTGATTGCATAGCAGGTACATTAGCTTGCGGTATATCAAATTCAAAAGACATCATATTCCCATGTCGGTCTTTTCTTGTAAACTTTTTAAGCTGCATTATTGTTTTCCTCCACCTGAAAAAGCTCCACCTTCATCAAACACACTTTGTGTAGGTTGACTGTAATCAGGTATACTATTCATAGCTTTCGTACCCTCATCAACAGGTCCTACAAACGTGCCATCTGGTGTAAAGCCAGTATAAGCAGTAGTAAACGCATCCATGTCACCACCTGTTTCAAAGGCTAGTTTTTGTGTGTTTAGTCTATTAGCTTCTATATCTTGTAATTGTTGACCTGTCATGCCAGGCTTTATACCCAACATAAGTTTTTCTTGTGTATCAGAATAACCAGGAGCTAGCTGGCTTAATGGATATGTATATTTTCCTGAGGTCTCAAACTGTCCTGTACCAGGATTGTATACAAAATTTTCAGTATCACTTAAATAATTTTCTATATCTTGATCTGTTAATGACTCTGTTGTAAAGTAGCTAGGTTGTGATGCAATTACGTTTTGAAAGTTAGGATCAACTCCTTCATACAGGAGAGGACTAACTGGTTCTGTTATAGGCTGGTAGTTCATAGGTACATTAGCCATAAAGTTACTATCACTAGTACTATCACCACCTGTTGTAGGAATTATAGCGTCTGCAGCTGGTATAACACCTCTTTCAAACGTAGGTACGTCAAAATAGCTTTCATCAAATACAGTATTAGAACCACCACCAGCACTACTACCTCTAAAACCTACTGCCATATCAACGTCCTCCGCTGAATCTGTTAAACATGTTCTTTATACCAGTCATCATGTTTCTGTTACCATCTTTAGAAAACTCGTATTCTAAAGTTAGGCTGCCGCCTCCTTTATTTATATCAGGTTTTAAACTATAACCTTCGCCTAAAGGCATTTTACCTGTTTTTATAAACTTTTTGAGCATATCGTCTTCATCAACCTTCATAGCTGACATGCCCATGTTTTCTAATCCTGAAAAGTCTGGGTTAGATTCATACAAAGGTTTATAGCTTGGCATTACAAAGTCGCCTTTTTGATAGCGTTTAGCAAGCTCAGGATCTATTTTTTGCTGTACTGCTTCAGGTAGTTTAGAAAACCCTTTGTATTTTTTAGGTACTGTATCAGTTACTTCTCCACCAGGTGCTAAAGCTAATGGTCCTGCATACCCACCTCTTGCAAAGAATAATTGCTTTATAAATGGCACTAGCATCTCACCCATAACTTCACCACCAATTGCGCCTATAGGACCACCTACAGTAGCACCAGCAGTAGCAAGCGCTTTCTTTGCGCCTTCTGCTCCTATACGATTTAATGCCATATCTATAGCTTTGTTTTCAGCTAAATCAACAGCAATACCTAAAGGAGATGGCTTCATCGGTAGCATCTGTGTTGCACCCATAGCATACACAGGTAGTTCGTCTTCTTCTTTCATTCTCATAGGTTGCGCAAGATTTATCATTTTCCGCCTCCTGTTTGTGTAGTAGTGGTTTGTTGTGGAGCATTCTTAAACAACCCAAATACTCTTTCAGCACTTAAGTCAGGGGCATCAAGTAATTGTTGCTTGTATTGTTGTCTCACACCTCCTACTTGACCTAATAAATCAGCGCCTAGCGTAGCAGTTTGTTGTCTGTCTTTTGCAAACTCTAACGATCTGTCGGCTAATGCTTGATTTATAGCAGCCTGAGATCTAGCAGAACCTAGCATACCACCAGTAGATGCTTGTCCCATACTACTACCTAGTATACCTTTTAAGTCTGCTTCTCTAGCTGCAGCAGTATCAAAAATACCCGTACCTGCCATCATATCTTGAGCATACGCTTCAGAAGCTGCCAATGCATCCTTTTGGCCTTGTGTCATTTCAGCTATCATAGACTCAGGACCTGCCTCAACTCTTTGCTCGTATCTAGCAGCTGCGTCAGCTAATACTGGTTTGATATACGGAAGAAACTCGTCGGCTATACCAGACGTAGCTACTTGTGAAACGTCTCCTCCTCCTCCACTTCCCATGTTATTCTCCTATTTTTCCTCTAACAGAAATATATAAATTACCATTAAAACGTTTTTCTAAAAATTTACCATAACGTAAAGCATCGTCGTATGGTTGTACTGAGTCTGCTCGCCAGTACTTACCACCATGTTCTTTAGTATGGTCTATCATATGAGTAAATAACTCATGTACTACTTTACCATTTAATCTATAGTTTTTATCTACAATACAATCATTAACATCCATAACTGCTTTATTGTTATAGTAGTTTATGTATGTTGATGCAGCTAAAAACCCTTTTAAATCGTTATCATAATATCCTAGTACTAAAGCATTAGGATCTTTTTTACTTTGTTTATCTACTAAATTACAAAAGAACCTTATCCAGGTATTTTGGTTACGCTCAATACCTTTATAGTCATTTTGTTCATTAGATTTATTCATTAATAATATGGCTTCCAAAACATCATTTTGGCCTATAGCTCTTATCATTTTTCGTCTATCCTTTCCTTAAGGTCTGCAAGACTACTGGCAGCTCTAATGTCTGCCAATAGCTTTAAATGTTCTTCTTGCCTTTCGTTAAGTGCTCTAATTAACTCTAATAATGTAAAGTCTAAGTTAGCATCTCCTGTGCTAGGAGGATTACTAATACTCATTAGCGCTTACCTCCCTTCTTAACATCTAGTTGTAAACCAGATACGTTCCAAGCTTTGTTATTAGCAGCTGTGTTAGCATTTGCTGCTTGTGCATCATCGATTCTATAATTAATTAATCGACCAAACACTCGCATATCTGATTTGTAATTACTAGCAACACCAAAATCGTTAACAACAAGCTTATTAGCTTTAGCGTTACTTTGAGTATTGTCTTCTGCGACAGTTAAGTATGATAGCTGACCTGGGTTGTTAGTAGCTCTAGCTCTTATACGTAATGTAGCTCTTACGGGCTCACCACCTACAGCTTCAATACTACCACCATCAGCCCATAGTGCCATACTGTTTACTTGCTCAGTATCAAATGTAGGACTAATAGATAGCTCTATTCTTTCAAAGTAAGATACATAATTAGTGCCAGCAAAAGTAAATCCTAAATCTGCAACGCGTATCCTATTAGTAATATCACCATTAGAAGCAGTTTCAGATTGTAAAAGTATAGGATATATTTTAGTGGCATTTATTTTAGTTGACTCCCATGGTCTTATAATATCAAAAGTTGTACTTATACTTGTACCACTTGTACTAAACGTAGGAGCAGAATCAGAAACAGCAGTACCTTCTGCAGCATTAGTAAGATTTGTAGTTGTTGGTGCTACTCTACTAGCTATTACTTCTGTTACTGGTGCAAACGCAGTAATAAAGTTAGCAGTAGAACTAAACTGACTAGGAGCAATAACTATATTTGTAGGGCTACTCGAACTATCAGGCGTTAAAGATAGTAACGCGTTGTTAGTTAGTGCAGTTAATATGTCTAATAAAGCTTGTTGCATATTTTGAACAGCACCATTAGGCTTAGCAAGCTCTGTACTGTTTTGTGTAGCATCAGTATTATAATAAGCGGCTAAGTAAGCTGAGTTAGTAGTATGGCTTGTTTGTCCATATGTACTATCATTAGCAGCTGGAGTAAAAGAAGGATCTAAGAGTCGTCCAGGCCCTTCACCATAATGCTTATCAAATAGCACGCTACTGCCGCTAGCAGTATTTGCACTAAGAGTAACGCGGGTCCCTCTAGCATAGGCAATATCTACCCCTTCTGTTGTGGCTATATCACTACCTGTAGAATTAGTTATTAGTCCAGTTAGTAATGTACCTGTTCTTGAAGCACCTTCAGTAACAGTATATGCAAAGTTACCAGATATAGCTTTCCTACTTGTAGCTAAAAATGTTAATACAGCATTGTTTCTTGTAACTGTAAAGTGTGTAGTATCTGTATG